AGTCCGTCCAGTATTTTTCTAGCTTTTTTATCGCCAATACCTTTACAACCTTTATATCCATCTGAAGTGTCGCCAGTGAGTGTTTGATAATACGCAAACCATTTTGCATCAAAGTCATCGACAGTTACCTCCTCGTCTTTTCCATAATTGTAGTGAGTACCACCTGTTTGATACAGCACATCTTTATCGATAGCGCAGAGGATGTAGTCTTCAGGTTTTTCAGTTTTCATCCATACAACTAAATCATCTGCTTCGATACCGTCAGTAGTAATAGTTTCGTAGTTCTTCTGTGCATACTCAAGTAGCTCAGAGTACCCTAGCGGCTTACGGCTTGCCTTCCTGTTTTCTTTATAGGATGAGGGCAAATCCAAACGGAAATTATGCCCACCAGAAAATACCAAGATAGTATCATCGCAATCGGTAGCAAACTGAATGTTGCTAACAAGCTGATTAAAAGTTGTCCTACACTGAGACAGGTTTGTGTAATACTCGACATCAGTTTCTTCATCAATTCCTGCCTCCACTTCCATTTGATTCCAGATAACTTTATCTTCAATAGCGAACCCTACCTTGTATAGTAGGGAATCCGCATCCACTAGAGCTAACATGACTTAGGTACTTCGTCTTGTATATAAGACTCTTCAATCTCCTCAATGATAGCTTTTACTGCTTCAGTTGAGATTGTACCGCCATTGTCTAGCGCACCTTGTACAGCTTTGTCTACGATTGAGAATGTACCTTCCATGTGGAAGTAGTGTAGACCAGTCACATTACAAGCCTCAGCAATATAGCTGTTCATAAACTTCATAGTCTGACCTGCGTCTTTAGGCTCTGACAGTGAAGTTGCTACATAAGTTAAGTAGCTAACGCTGTATTCTGCGTAGTAAGCCGTAAGCAATACTACGTCCTCTGCTGTCATCTTATCGTCCATCATAGCCGCATCAAGAGCCATCGTGAAGTCTGCCATAATAGGAGCGAAAGTCCTTACGCTGTTTGTGTTTTTAAATGCTTTGATTAAGCTCATTTTTGTCTCCTTATCGTGAAGCTAATAGTGCTTTACGGTTTTCTTTAGTATTAATCATGTAAGTCTCTGACGACCAACCAGTACAGTCTTTACAGTAATAACGTTGGAATTTACCTTTGTTAGTAAAATAGTAACCGCTACGTGTAATCTTTTCGCTACCACATTTCGGACAACACAGTTCGTCTGTACCTTTGTGGATATGAGTATTAGGATGGTTTGTCATCCAAGGACGTAGTTCGATGTAAAGCTCTTCAAGAGAGATAACGTCCATACGGTTGTATTCTTCCATCTCATCCCAAGCGTCCGTGTTACCGTCCATACATTCGTTCCAAAGCTTGAAACCAGCATATTTAGCGTGGTCAAGTTTCTTATCTTCTGTAAGCTTGTCAGTTAAGTAAGCTAGTTTGTTGCTTGTGAAATTAAAATGTTTCTTTGCAACTTTTACAGTGTCAATAGTCTTGTACGGAGCAGGGGGTTTAAAGCCGTTCAATATGAAACGAGCATTGATTTTTGGAATATCGAACTTGTCACCATTGTGAGCAATTACAATATCTGCTTCATCTAGCAGTTTGTGAAGCTCACGTAATAGAGTCCAGTCGTTACCGATGTCATTTCGACAGTCGTTGTAGATAACGTCTTTTTCGCCTAGCCATTTAGCTGAATACGACATGATGTACCAATCATCTTCAATCTGGTCAAGGGAAACGTTCTGCTTCCACAGTGACCAAACTTTACCCATAATAGGGCTTGTTTCAATATCAATTATTAGAATCTTCGACATTGTTTGTATCCTTCATTTTTACCCAACGTTTCTGTACTTCTTCAGTACCCATCCACATATCTTTACCTTTGATTACAGCGTTTAACTCCCTAGTAGTTAGAAATCCTGAGTAAAGTTTCTTGAATGTCGTTGTGATGTTTTTGTCAGAGAAGTTAACGTAATCAATAATCTCGTGACCTTTACCGCCAGCACCGCCAGAGTAGTTGTGTACCATAAACGAAGTGAAGTCTTCGACCTCTAGTTCATCACAGCTAAGAGCAATAATTGTGCCAGCAGAAGCTACTGCCAGTTAAGCGCGCCACTACTACAGCTTTGCAACGTTTGATTGAAGCGATGACTTTAAATGCTGAATCGATGTAACCACCGCCAGTGTTGAGGTGTAATACTACAGTCTCGTCTGGCTCTGCTATCTCTAGCTCGTGGCATAGTTTGTTGTAATTGTCAGGTGAGCCAATCTCATCTGCCATGTAAGCGTGGGTTGTCAATCCATCTTTAATGATAGGAACACAGTCATCCCATACATCTTTCTTATCTTTTTTACCAAGAAGTTCTTCGAGGTTTAATTCCGTCATTTCCATGTGTGTCTCCTTTTGTTTCCTTAGTAAGTAAAGTCGCCTGACATACCAGCTACAGAGTAATCTGTAACACGCTTCTCAAAGAAGTTTGCTAGGGAACTACCATTGTTTAGTTCGTCCATCCACGGTAGCGGGTTCTTAGAGCGTCCAAAGTTCGGTTTAAGTCCAAGTTGTAGCAAACGTCTGTCTGCAATATATTCGATGTAAGCTTTTACATCTTCTTTATCAAGCTTAGGTGGAGCATAACTGCCAAACGCAAAGTCAATAAAGTTCTTTTCAAGCTGTACAATTTCACGAGCCATTGAAAGATTTCAAGTTTGAAGTCATCGTTTACCTCATTAGGGTTTTCGTCACACCAAGTCCTGAATAGCCAAGCGTTACCTTCAACGTGTAGCGATTCGTCCCTTAGTGACCATTCGTTAATTGTACAAGTGCCTAAGTATTTACCAACACGCTCAAAGTTTTTAAGCATGATGAAAGACCCAAACAATGAGATACCTTCAAGTAAGATACCTTTCGCTAGGTTAATACCGAAGTTCATACTCTTCGTTCCAGCCATGTAAGAGTCTTTTTCAAGTGTCTCCTTATGCTCCAAGAAATCTGAGTAGTAGCTGTCAGGGAAACCAAGCGACTCATTCAAGTGCGCGTAGCCTTCCTGATGTATAAACTCACGAGCCATAAAGCTTGTAAGCATACCCCGAACTTCGTTGTTTTTTATTGTATTAATAAGCGGCAAGTAGCCAGCCGCTACGTTGAAGTCAGACTGAGTGAAGATTGACAAGATGTTCTTGATAAATTCTTTCTCTTCAATAGACGCTGATTTAAAATCCTCAACGTCTTTACTCATTTCTACTTCTTTAACAATCCAGTGAATGTCCTCAGACTGAAGACGATACTCTTCAGCCATTGGGTATTTCAAAGGTTTGTATGTTCTGCTGTTTTCAGTTAACATATTCTATCCTTCACAAGCCAAGCAAGTCTCTAGCGTACCTTGTACACCGTCCTTCAAGGCGTTACGTTTAATTTTCACATTTACTTTTTCCGTCTTCTTACTAGATTCAGTTCTTAGGTAGTAAACACCTTTCAAGGGAGTACCAACATCGTCTGCTGGTTTAAACGCTCTACGATGTACTGCGTTCACGTAGCTCTTACTCGCTCCATTAGGGAAGAATAAGTTTACAGACTGTCCTTGACAAATCCATTCTTGACGGCTACGTGCCATTTCAACAACCCAGTGTTGGTCAATCTCGGTCGCTGTCTTAAATACTTCCTTATCTTCTGCCGATATAATATCTTCAGGTAAGTGCTGTACTGAACCATCGTTCTGCATAATCGATTCCCAAACCTCTGCCTCTGTCATTGACTTATCTGGAGTCAGTGAACAGAAGAAATACTCTACAAGAGCAGGGTTCTTAACCAAGTGACTACCTACACGAGTCTTATGTGTGTAGCAGTTTGATGCTCTAGGCTCTATTGAGGCACTAACACCAAGAATAATAGAGCTATTAGCGTTAGGGGCAATAGCAAGTAGATGGGTATTTCGTACCCCGTATTCGATTGCGTCTGGCGCTGAACCTCTAAGTTCTGCAAGTTCTTTTGTTTTTGCAAGAGCTTGTTCCTTAATGTGTTTAAAGATGCGCTTGTTCGCTGAGATAGCCAATGGACTCTCAAACGGAATACCTTTCCACATTAGATAGTCGTGAAAGCCCATAGCTCCCAGACCAAGTGAACGCTCCATAATAGCAGAGTATTTAGTTTTAGATAGTTCATCTGGTGCGTGTTCAATAAAGAACGACAACACGTTATCAAGCATCTCAATCAAGTCGCCAATAAAGTTGGGGTCATCTTTCCACTCGTCAAAAGTAGCCAAGTTTACAGAAGACAAACAACATACCGCTGAACGTGACTCATCTGTAGGTAGGTGTATCTCATTACAAAGGTTACTACCGTGAATCTTCAAGCCCATGTCTTTCAACGCTGGGTGCATCTGACGGTTAGCTTCATCTAGGTAATTGATGTAAGGCTCTCCAGTACGGAAACGAGTCGTTAGAATCTCTTCCCATAAGTGCCTAGCTTTAACTGTCTCAACAACTTCTTTACTGTGTGGGTCAATAAGTGACCATTCTAAATTTTCGTTTACAGCTTCGATGAAAGCATCAGTGATATTAACACCGTGATGTAAGTTTAGGTTCTTACGGTTCAAGTCTCCAGTAGGAGTACGCATCTTAATGAACTCGATAATCTCTGGATGGTCGATATTCAAGTAAGCCGCATAGCTACCTCTACGAGTTTTACCTTGACGGTAAGCTACCATGTCAGCATCTACTGTGTGTAGGAAGCCGTTGACCCCTGGCGTTTTATCGGATATACCACGTACATCTGACCAGTGACCTCCTACGCCACCGCCTTTAACAGATAACCAACGCTCTTCTGTTGTATGATTACACAAACCTTCGATTGAATCTGGTACGTATGTTAGAAAACAACTGATAGGCAAGCCTTTAGGTTTTTCTCCTTTTGCTGGGGCGTTGCTAAGTATTGGCGAACTGAACATGAACCACTCTTTTTTAAGGTATTCTTGTAGTCGTTCGCTATGCAAGCTGTTAGAAGCATAGCAGTCACTAGCACGCTTAAAGGCTTCGCTAATCGATTCATTTGGTTTGCAGTAATGCTTCTTCAGCAATTCTTTTGCAAAATCAAGCATTTGCACTCTCCTCTAATTTAATCCATTCGTTTAGATACCAGCGAGCTTTCTTCAAGTCTTCAACTGTATCTGTTTTTTGTCTCATATACTTCAATAGGTTCTGCTTACAAGCACCTCTTATCTCTTCTATGGAAGCGTTAGCAGTGAAGTATTCCCAAGGCTGAATAGCCATATTTTCGTAATGACTACCTCCTACCTGTTCTTGAATAGCCGAAGTTGGAGGGTGTACTTTACCTCTCTTAATCCAAGATACAATGTCTTCGTCACTTGCGGAGCGACCAGTCTCGTCAAAGTACATGGTTCTTAGCCTCGGCATATCCTCTGTATCTTCCATATCTACAATAGATTCATAGTGTGCCATTTATCAAACTCCATTTTTAACTGCTCGTAAGCAACGTCCGTGTCCTTGATGAACACACCGTTCTCGTTTAGGAAACCTTTTCTGTCCTTAATATCATCGTAGGCTTGAGCGAAACATTCAGTCAAGTTAACACCTTTCATAAAGGCGATGTTAGTAAGAACAACTAGACAATCCCCAATATCGTCTTTGACGCACTTGCCTTTGGCGAGGTTGTCGGCTAACTCCCCTATCTCGGATACAAGTTTTAAGAACTGTTGTTGTGTCGTTGAGTTCTTTAGAATCCCACGGTCGTTTGACCATTCCAAGGTCATCTGTTCGTATTTGTGTAGACAAGTCATTCTATCTCCTTTATGAATATTTTTTTGAGTTCGTCACAAACTTCTTCGTTTGCTTTGATACAAACACCATCGCCAGTGTGGAGTGCGCTAAGATAGTCCAAGTGATAATGTAAGTTTCTACAGCATAGCCCGCAAGAGTCACAATTAAATTCAGCCATTAGTGTGTCTCTGCCCAAGAGTCGCCTATGTCAGCCGTACCACGTAGGGGTATTCTGAAATTAAGGTACTCAGTAACATCGTCAAAAGTCTTTTCGCATATCTTAGCTACTTCTTCAGCGATGTCTTCGTCACATTCAATCTGCACCTCATCGTGTACGTTAAGTACAAACTCGAAGTGTGTTCCACATTTGAAACGTTGTTGCAGATTCTTATCAAGAAAGACTAGGTAGTATTTCATAACCAACGCTCCTGCTCCTTGCAAAAGTGTGTTCAGTGCCGAGTGGCTTGAACGTATGTGGTATGGGTTACCGTCTAATGCTTTCAATGTACCAGTCTTTTTGTAGACCTCAGCTACTTGCTCGACTAGCTTTTTGATTGCTGGTAGTTGTTTGAAGAATTTGTCTTTAAGTTTTTTGCCATCGTTGGCTGTACCATTGACGATTTCTCCAATCTTTCCGTCTCCTGCTCC